ATTGCTTATAATACGATAAATAATAAAGCAAGACCAAATTATTTATCAAGAAGCAATAAATCATCAGGTAGTTTAGACGAACTACCAAAACCAAAATTTACACGCTCTGTGAAGGGTAAACCTTTTTGATTTTTAGTGGGTTTTGTCCCATTTTAAATCTTCAAGGGTGTAAATCTGTTTAATAAATATTATATATCATAATAATATAATGAAGTTAACAAATAGTATGATTATTATGTTTATTGGAAGTTTTGGCATCCAATATTTTTTGATGCCACCAATCATGGTAAATAATACTTTATTTATAACAAACAACTTAGGCAAAGCATATTTGTCTGTTATAATGGGTTTATCTATGGTTTTATTAGAAGTTATGATGCATGATCATCATTATAGTGTGTTGAGTTTAAATTTATACGCTATTTTAACTGCGTTATTATTATTATTTATTTATTTATACAGAAAACAAATTAGTATAGATGATAAACAATATTTAAAAGGTATGATTGAACATCATTCGATGGCTTTATTTACGAGCGAAGAGATATTGAAAAAGACTGATAATTATGATATAGCTAAACTTGCTAAAAATATAAAATCACAACAAACAGACGAATTGCGTGTTATGGAAGAATTACTTAATAAATAATTCTTTTTTAATATGTTTAAGGTATTCATTATATTTTTTTACTAATGCTAATTCTGTTTCTTGAATTACGATGTCAATATTAAGTTTGTTATATTTTATTCCGTTATTATTAAAAAGATTTTCGATTACTCTATTATTTTTTTTTAAATTTTCAATTTGTTTTTGAATATCCATTATAAAATATTTTATATATCACCTTTAAATAGTTTATTATAATATATTTTAACATTATCTGTTTCTAAATTAACTTCTGGAGGTGTTAACCATTCTGAAAATGGTTTTGCTTTTGAGGTTGATTGAGATAATTCTAACAACTGATTTAACGCGATTAGTCTTCTTTCTAAAGGTTCCATATTAATTGGTAATTTACGTGACAATTGTTTCCATCTCCATTCAAACTGTAAAGCTGATTGCCAGTCTGGAAATCCTGAAACGTGTGCTGCTCTTATCCATGATTCGCCTTGTGATACTTTGATACCAGTTGCGTAAGCACCTCCTTTAATTTCTTTATTATGTTGTCTCAAACGACGATCTAAATCTTTTGTAGCGCCTACATAAGTATTGCCATTTGTCGAAACTAATAAGTATACATATGACATATATTTATTATTTATTTACATTTAAGTAGCTAATTAAATATATTAATCAACCCATTTAAAGCCAATGTATTTTAAAATAAAATTGATAAAAATATAAATATAAAAGTATTAATTATATTATAATGACAGAAGCACAATCGCAGTTTAGTGAGTTATCAATAAACATTACAAAAACACTTACAAAAACAGAAAAAAAAAACTTTGGTGTTTATATTACTCCTAATTCAATAATTAATAAATTACACAAAAGTATTGTACCTTATTTAGATGAAAAAATAAATAATATTTTAGAGCCTTCATGTGGAACGTGTGAAATAGTAAAATTTTGTGATTCTTATTATAAGGATGTAGTCATTGACGCAATAGAATTAAATGATAAAATTTATAATTCTATAAAAGAATTAAATTTTAAAAATAATGTTAATATAATTAAACATAACTTTATTAATTATAAACCAAATAAATTATATGATATAATTATAGGTAATCCACCTTATTTTGTGTGTACTAAAACTGATATTCCAGAAGAATACGAAAAATATATTCTTGGCAGACCAAATATTTTTGGTTTATTTATTTTACATTCATTAACATTATTAAAAGAAAATGGAATACTGGCATTTATAATACCTAAAAGTTTCTTAAATTCAATTTATTACTCAAAAATAAGAAATTATATAAAAGAAACGTGTACAATATTAAAAGTTGATGATTATAAAGATTTAAATGACTTTATTGATACAGAACAATGTACATTTGGATTAATATTAAAAAAAAATGCTTTACAAACAAAAGCAACTGAGTGTAAATATTCTATAATGTTAAATAATAATTTTATATTTACGGATGATTCCACAAAATTAAAAGAATTATTTCACGGGTCAACTACATTAAAAAATATGGGTTTTAAAGTTAGAACAGGTCAAATAGTATGGAATCAGCATAAAGAGAAATTAACTGATAATGAAGATGATACAATACTAATTTATAACTCTAATATATCTAATGATAATAAATTGATTTTAAAACATTTTAAAAATGATGAAAAAAAACAATATGTTAATTTGGATGGTCGAATTGATCCGGTATTAGTAGTTAATCGTGGAAATGGTAATAGTCTATATAAATTAAACTACGCTATAATAGACAAAGGTCCTTTCTTAATAGAAAATCATTTAAACGAAATATATTATCCCAAAACAATAGAGAGAAAACAATTATTAGAAATTTATAATAAAATAATGGTGAGTTTTAACAATAAAAAAACACAACATTTTATAGAGTTATTTTTGGGTAATAATGGTTTATCAAAGACAGAATTAGAGTCTATATTTCCTATTTATGATATTTGAAAAGCTGGAAATGCTATTCCATTTCCATTCTTCCATCTTAATAATATTTTTATTTTTTTATTAGATTTACTTGTTGCCAAGTATCTAAATTTATCAGGTTGTTTTTCATAATTTTCAATAATATAATCGTTTGGGTCAGAATATTGTAAATTAAAACCATTATTTTTATATAATAAATAAATCTTTTCATCTTGAGTTTCGATTAAATATTTATTCAATTTTTCAATATTTAAATCACTAACTTCAATAAATTTTTTTATGCTTTCTCTCGAAATATTATTACAACTATTATAAAAATTCATAGCTAATTCAGAATGATTAAATTTACTACTTTCTTTACATCCTTGATAATATAATGTTTGAGCTTCAATCATACATTTTGGTTTATTGCTATGAATTGTTTTATCGTAAGTTTCAAAATCAGGTATCTTTAGATTGTAGTCAGTTAATAATGAAACGAGATAGTTGTTATAATAATATTCTTCAAACGATAATGAGAGATATTGACTAGGTTTCATTGGAGAGACAAATTGAGGTGCTTCGTCAATATTTTCTGCATTGTATTTAAATTCCAGTTTAATGTCTTTAATTTTAATATTATCGATATCATTAAATATTACATTATAATCATAATTATTTCCTCTGCCTGCTTTATGTAAAATTTTATATGATTTATATTCTGGACAAATACTTTTAATCGTGTTTTCAAAATTATTTTTTAAATTTAACCAATCAGATCCATATTCATTATCTTTAAAATATTCTTCGTCGATATGTGGTATACATTTAATTATATTCTCTCTAATTTTATTAAGAGCGTCATTTTTTGAACGTCCTGAATTTATAGCTTTAAAACTAACAATATCTTTAATATCAGGTAATACTAACAAGTTATTTTTTATTTTCATGTATGTTGTTTAATAACGTAAAATTTCTTTATGTATTTTAAGATCAATTTTATTTTATACAAATTATAACTTAAAGAAAAATAGCCCAAGGCACTACATAAATGTAGTAAAAACATAGATTTTTTTAAAAATGCTTCAAAAAATTTCACTACACATGAAGTGGAATTTATCAATTTCTTTTTCATAAAGTATTTTGTTTTTTTAAAAAATGGACAAAAATAAATGTCCAAAAATTGCAAAACCAAAATACTTTATGAAAAAAGAAAGGATTCGCTGCATAATGAAAAATTATCGTGTGATCCCAAAAAAAATAATTTTCATTTTGTTACGATAAATTTTTTTTATATTTTGCGGAAAAGGATTTAGGAACTTTTTATACTATCTTTATATGATAGTAAATGATAGTAGTTTAGTTCCAAAAAGTTCCGAAAATTTTCATTGTGAATTATGTCAGTATAATACGTGTAGAAAAAGTCAATATTACAGACATTTATCAACCGTAAAACACAAAAAACACATAAATGATAGTAAAATGATAGTAAATGATAGTGATTTAGTTCTAAAAAGTTCCAAACGATTTAAATGTGAATGTGGTAAAATATATAAATATGATAGCGGTTATTATCGTCATAAAAAAAAATGTATAAAAGAATTGTCTATTTTAAATGTAAATGAACCAATAACAAAATTAAATCAAACAACAAACCTAATTACGACTGAGCTAGTAATGGAGTTAATTAAGGATAATAAAGAAATGAAACAAATAATATTAGAACAAAACAGCACAATATTAGAACAAAATAATACCTTAAATGCTCTCATAAAGAATGGAATAACAAATACTACTATTCAAACTACAAATTGCAATAACAACAATAAAACATTTAATCTTCAAGTATTTTTAAATGAAACATGTAAAGATGCTATGAATATAACGGATTTTATAGATTCAATAAAATTGGAGTTATCTGATTTAATGAAAGTTGGTGAAGTAGGTTATGTAGAAGGAATTTCAAATATAATCACATCAAACTTGAAGGCGTTAGACATAACAAAAAGACCTGTTCATTGTACTGATAAAAAGAGGGAAACGATTTACATAAAAGACCAAGATAAATGGGAAAAAGATGAAGATAAAACTAAAATAAAAAAATTAATAAATAGAGTATCACATAAAAACATTAGACTCATTACAGATTATCGAGAGAAATATCCTGAATGTAAGAAATCAGACTCAAAAATATCAGATACATATAATAAAATGATTATAGAAGCGATGGGGGGACCAGGTAACAATAATAAAGAAAAAGAAGAAAAAATAATAAAAAACATATCAAAATGTACTACAATTGAGAAATATTCAGAAATGTAATAATATTATGTGTCTTTAAACTATTTTAAATAATATATATTAATTCAAACTTAAAGAACTTTATACTACATAAATGTAGGAAAATACGTGATTTTTCATAAAAATCACCAAAAAAAAATCACTAC